TTCACTCCGCTTTTTGTTTCATCTGACGAAAAATTTGACGACGCATCTGTCGCACAATCTTTGTGCGGTATTGCCCTCCTTTTCCCGTCAGAATGTATGGGATTATTTCCGAGGAAAAAGAAACCGCCTGTGGGCGGCGGCATTTTACAGACTGCGGCACGGCAGGAACAGCCTTATGCCGTTCCGGAAACGCCGAATCCCTGTGAAGCGGCACTGTACACCGGACTGCGTCGGGCGGTGCCGGTGATCGATGCCGCGATTGGAAAAATCGTCCGGCTCACCGGCAGTTTCCGGCTGGTGTGCGAGGACAGAAGCATGCAGCCGCAGCTGGACGATTTTGTACAGAATGTGCCGGTGGGGCTGACCGGACAGTCCCTGCAAAGTTTTGCGGACTGTTATCTGGACAGCCTGTTGACCTACGGCAATGCTCTGGGGGAAATGCTGATCGACAACCGCACCGGTTTTCTGGGCGGCTTACAGACAGTCCCCGCAGAGTTGGTGCAGATTCGCTCCGGCAGTCAGCCGCTGGAACGGCAGTACTGGCTCCGCGGGGAGCAGGAATCGGACATGGTGCGGATCGCAAGACCGGAACGCATCCTGTTCACGGCACTGAATCCCCCTGCCGGCGGTGTTTATGGAGTATCGGTATTGCGTGGACTGCCGGCATTGAGCCGGATTCTGCTGCGGATCTTTGAGTGTATCGGGCAGAATTACGACCGCATGGGCAACGTCCGCTATGCTGTTACCTATAAGCCCTCTGCCGATCCGGCCGAACGTGCCTATGCCGGCGAACGGGCAAGGCAGATCGCCAGGGAGTGGAGCGAGGGCATGCGTGCCGGCACACAGGGCGAGATTCGGGATTTTATCTGTGCCGGCGATGTGGACATTCGGGTCATCGGGGCGGACAATGCCCTGCTGGATACGGAAGTGCCGGTGCGGCAGCTGTTGGAACAGCTGATCGCCAAGCTGTCCATTCCGCCGTTTCTGCTGGGGCTGAACTGGACTTCTACCGAACGCATGAGCAGCCAGCAGGCGGATATTCTGACTTCTGAATTAGAATATTACCGCCGCCTGCTGGAGCCGGTGCTCCGCCGTGTGGGGATCGCATTCCTGCGGCTGGCGGGGTCTGCGGCAGGCGTTTCGGTGGAGTGGAGCAACATCAATCTACAGGACGAAACCGAGTATGCACAGGCACGGCTGTGGAACGCACAGGCGGCACAGCTGGAACAACAGTTGGAGAATTGCTGAGGAGGGATTCGAAAAATGGTACAAAATCAGATCCGCTCGCTGTTTTTGCTGTTTGCCGGCGAGGAGGAACTGCCTGATGCGGTACAGCCCGTGCTGGACGAAGCGATTCTGGAAGTGCAGCAGGCTCTGAAAGACGGGGCGGACGAGGACGATGCCCGTCTGAACTGGCTGGCGGCAGCGGTGGCGTTTCTCCGGTACACGGAGATCACCGCCGCCAGAGATCGGGCAGCCTGCACCTTTGCCGGAACGATCGCACAGAACACAGACGCTGCCCAGAAGCTGGAGTTTGCCGGCTTGCTGGTACAGGCATACCGCCGGCTGTGCCGGTCGCTGCTGGAAGATGAAACGTTTTTGTTTCAGACGGTGTAGGGGTTCTTCTGTGAAGTGTACTTTCTGGGGCAGCCATGTCGAAACCGTTCGGCGGAATTTGCTCGTTCCTCGCTGTCCGCCTTGGGCTTGCTGTCACAGAGGGAGGGGAACTGTCGTTAGGCGGTGGTGGAGTTCCTCCGTGAAGTGTACTTTCTGGGGCAGCCGTGTTGAAACCGTTCGGCGGAATTCACTCGTTCCTCGCTGTCCGCCTTGGGCTTGCTGTCACAGAGGGATGGGAACTGTCGTTAGGCGGTGGTGGGGTTCTTCGTGAAGTGTACTTTCTGGGGCAGTCGTGTCGAAACCGTTCGGCGGAATTCGCTCGTTCCTCGCTGTCCGCCTTGGGCTTGCCAACGCCGATTGTTGCCCTTGCCTGTATCGGTAATGTTGGTATTCAGGTGTTTTCTGGTATAGATGGGTAACTTTATTTCATACGGCGTTTGCAAGTTTGTATTGCTAGGCTCCCCTTTAGGGCACCCGAAGGGCGTGCCTTGTGCTGAGCTGGCAAGCCGTAGGCTTGACTGAGGGGTTACCCGCTACAGCAGCCAACCCATTTCACAAGGAGTTACGCTTCTTTTTTTCTTTACTGAAAAGAAAAAAAGAAGCAAAAAAAGAAAAGAACTCGCGTTGCACTTGTACTGTACGGCAATGCATCACACGAAGATTACACGGAGAATTGTAGACATCTTGGTATTTCCCATAGATTTTTACAAATCAAGAAAGGAATGTCAATAAATGCTGCTGGAATTACTATTGGAACGGCTGAAAGCCGCACTTCGGGTAAAGGACAACTGGGCGGTTTATGCCGCGTATGATCCCGCACCCTTTGCCAAACGAGAGGAATCTTTCCTCACCGTGGGAATCACTGCACTGGAAACGGAGCAGGCGTTTTCCGACGAAACTTACTGGTATTTTCCATTTTCCGCCGCTGCTCAAGTGCGGCTGCTGACGGCTCCGGAAACGGATGCACAAGTGCTGTATGACCGCTATTGGCAGACGGTGGTTTCCGGTATGCTGTCCGCCGGCTGCACCGTGCAGAAGATTCGCACCGGAGCACCGACGGAGTGGAAACAGTTTCGGAAAATTGCACTGGAGGGCAGCTTCTCCGGTGTCTTTCAAATTGCCAAAGAGGAGGTGCTTGCACCATGAGTGGAACATTTCAGGTGGTTTCCCCGCGGGAGTTTCCCGTTCGTCTGGGCGATCTTACCTTTTACGCTGCCGGTTGGAAACTTTCCGGTACCAGACAGTACGCCCAGCAGGGCGGCGTACAGGGAGCAGGCTATGTGACCAATACCAGCTGCCGTGCCAGACAGTTGGTGCTGGACGGCAAATTCTGCTTCGCAGACAGCCCCGCAGAGGTGGTTCTGGCGTTGGATACCGCCATACGGGAACGGACACGGTTCGCCTTTGATCTGCGGGATCTGCGGTTTTTCGGCACCAGTTTGGCAGCGTATACGATTTCGGAAACGGCGGCACAGGGCGTGCTGCCCTGTCAGCTGACACTGATCGTTCCCAACGCCCTGAGCCGTGTGACGGCGGAAACGGAAGGAGGCAGCACATGATACAGGTGGTGTTAATTACCAGAACCGGAAAGGCGTATCTTGCAAACGGCATTGCCGCCTTTACGCTGGACAAGGAAGCCTACACGCCCTACAGCCAGCTGACGGCGACGGTGTACGGGAATTTCAGCATACAGCAGTTCGCCGGCATCTATCGGGTACAGCTGCTGCTGGACGGCACGGAACTGCACTTCGGGACAGTGGAAAAGTTCCGGCTGGTGCAGGAAAACGGCACCTCCTATGTGCGGTTTTCCTCCCGCGGGCTGACGGCACTGCTGCTGCAAAATCAGCTGGAGCCAGGGCTGCACACTGCTATGTCGCTGGACAAGCTGATGCAGGATTTCGTGACATTTCCCAAGGAGATCACGTGGGAATCTGACACGGATACCAGCAACTATCTCTTTGTCAAAGAGAGCACCAGCATGTGGGACGGCGTGGCAAACCTGACCTATAAGCTTTGCGGGCGGTATCCCTTTGTGTACCATGCCAACGAAATTCGCATGCACCTGCCGGAAACATACCGGAATTTTTATGTGGGTGCAGACACACTGCTGGGCATGGGCATGACGGCAGACCAGTCCCGCATTTACAGCCGGTTTTCCATGGCAGATGCCGACGGCACCTATGGAAAATTTCAGGAGAACGACCCCAACGCCGCAGCACTGGAACTGGTGCGGACGAAACAGCTGCCGCTGGATCGGCAGTATCTCTACGACCCGCAGCAGGCTCTTGTGTTTCGGCGGAAATTTGCCGGACGGGGATTGATTTCCTACTATTTCGACCGCATCGGAGCAGTGGCAGCAGATCTGGGCGACCGGATCACCTGCTCCGGCGTTATTGAAAACGCTCCCATTACCCATATCCGCATGACCGGCAATCAGAACGGCGTGCGGACGAGGCTGGAAGCGTATCAGGACGAATTTTATCCGGCATAAACGGGAATTTCCGGCAGAAACTGCCGGTTTCCATATAATAAAAACACGTGCCGCAGCAAGCGGCAGAAAGGAAAGGAATTTTATGTATCAGGATCTGAAACTGGAAAAGGGCATGTATCACATCACTGGCAAGAGCTTTTCGGAGGTACTGGAGGGCATGGACCCGTCTGGTGCGTATGCCGAAACACCCCTTGCCGGACTGGACGCGTATGAGCGTCAGCTGAAGCGTTTTGACATTCACGTCAGCGGTTCCCACTGTGACCGCGTGGAGAAGTTCTTCTCCACCACAGACAGTGCGGTGCTGTTTCCGGAGTTTATCCGCCGTGCCATTCGCAGCGGCATGGAACAGTCTGTGCTGTCTGATCTGGTGGCAGTGCACACCATTTCTCCCGCCGGAGAATATCAGCCGGCAGTGCTGACGGACACTACCGCCTATACCACCAAGACCACACAGGGCAATGCCCTGCCCACTGCCTCCTATCTGGAAGCGGCAAACACCGTGCGACTGGACAAGTACGGCCGTTCCATTCACGCTTCCTACGAGGCAGTCCGCCGCCAGCGTCTGGACGCATTCAGTGCGATCCTCCGTGCCGTGGGCGTGCGTCTGTCCAACGGGCTGCTGGGACAGAGCATTTTGTGCATGAAGGAAACCAATGGTTCCCTGATCGACGTTGTCACAGACGGCAAGCTGACTTATGCCGATCTGGCGAAGCTGTACGGCGAATTCCGCAACTTCGACATGACCAAGGTGCTGGCGGCTCCGGCGGTGGCTGCGGAAATCATGGCAATGGAGCAGATGCAGGATATGGCTTCTGCACAGCCCAATACCATTCTGCTGCCCTTTGGTGCCCAGCTGCAAAAGTGTGCCGGCATGTCCGCGGATTACATCGTGGGACTGGACAACCGCTTTGCACTGGAGATGATCACCACAGATGATGTGCTGCTGGAAACAGACAAGCTGATCGACAGCCAGCTGGACGTGATCACGGTTTCGATTCGTGCGGCGTTCCGCGTGATGCTGAGTGAAGCAGTACATGTGCTGAGCCTGTAAGTTTGTGGAAGCATTGTGCAAAAAGTCCGCCTGACGGCTCTGCACACAAGCTGACAGTACGTTTTCCACACAGCAGTGTGGAAAGTGCATCGTCACATAAAAAATAGTTTTCCACAGGCGATGTGGAAAATCAAGGAAACCGCTGTACGGGTGGGGGAAGTTTTTTCGCGGGAGGGTTTTCCACAGTGTGGAAAACAGTGCAGCAGAACAGGAGGAATAGATCTATGGAAAATCAGGAACAGAATCCGTCCGGCACGGAACTGGAAGCCAAGCTGGAACAGCTGAACCGCTTTACGCGGCGTACTCTCACACAGGAGGAGGTATTCCTCTTTGATGTGCGGCTCTGTGACAATGAAATTGATCGGGACGGGGAACGCTTTTCGCTGGAGGCTCTGGAGCAGCTGAAAGCTTTGTTTGTGGGGAAAACCGGCATTTTTGACCACAATCCCAAGGGAGAAAATCAGACTGCACGAATCTATGCTGCGGAACTGGTACAGGAGCCGGAGCGTGTGACCTCTGCCGGAGAAGTGTACACATTTCTGAAAGGGCATGCCTACATGGTACGCACCGATGCCAATCGGGATCTGATTCGGGAAATTGACGGCGGCATCAAGAAGGAAGTGAGCATTTCCTGTGCTGCCGTATCGCAGACCTGCTCGGTCTGCGGCAGTGACCGCCGGAAGAATCCTTGTGCCCACCGCGTGGGGAAGCTGTACGGGGAGAAACGCTGTCATGTGGTGCTGTCTGATGTGACAGATGCCTATGAGTGGAGTTTTGTGGCGGTGCCGGCACAGCGGGAGGCAGGGGTGACCAAACAGTTCGGCATGGAAACCGACGGCGAACGCCGCTGCAAGCAGCTGGAACAGCAGCTGCAAAACCGGAACGCTCTGCTGAACCGCGTGGAGAACAGCCTGCGGCAGGAAATTGTGCGGCTGCGGTTTCTGGTAGAGGGCAGTGCGGCACAAGATGCGGTTTCTGCTGCGGTGGAACGCATGTCGCTGGAGGAACTGCTGGGGTTTCAGGAAACGCTCCGCACCAAGCAAAAGCATCTCTGTCAGGCACAGCTGCGGACACCGGAGCCGCAGGAACAGAACGGGGCGTTTCGAATGGGATAAGACGGTGAAACTGAAAAAACGCCGGTCTGCCCCTTGACAAACCGGAGAAAAATGCGTATAATAAAAATAGAAAGAGCATACCGGCAGACGGTTGCTCCCATGTTTTAAGAGATTAAAGATGTAACCGCTTAAGTTGGTAGCTTGGGGCGGTTACTTCTTTTTATGATCGTTATGGAAAATTGCGTATAGCAAAGATGCAAAAGCAATCAAAAGTGTCAAGAGAGCTAAGAGCTCTGACCAAGTCACATAATGTTCCATAGCATCACCTCCCAACGTACAAAATTGTACATGGGAGCAGGAAACGAAACCGTCCACCGTTTTCGGTATGCCCTAGGGTTTCATGATAGCATAGTCTGCCGAATTTTGTCAAGACAGCAAAACCGAAAAAACGCCGGTCTGCCCCTTGACAAACCAGAGAAAAATGCGTATAATAAAAACAGAAAGAGCATACCGGCAGACGGTTGCTCCCACATTAACGGAAAACGATTAAAAGAAATAACCGCCGCAATTGCAAGAGGGGCGGTTATTTCTTTTTATGATTGTCATGGAAAATTGCGTATAGCAAAGATGCAAAAGCAATCAAAAGTGTCAAGAGAGCTAAGAGCTCTGACCAAGTTACGTAATGTTCCATAGCATCACCTCCCATCGTGTGGGAGCAGGAAA